CTAAGAGGATAGCAATAAAAAACCCCAATTATTAGTCGGGGTTTATTTTTTATTCAGAATCAATACTATTTACAACTTCTGATGTGATTTCAATTTCACCATCATCACTACCTAATTTACTCAATAGATAATCTTTATTCTTACTTTTATAATCATCTAAATCAGCATAAGTGATAAATCCGTGAGGTGTTGAAATAATCTTACCTAGTAATTGAATACCATTAATTTGATTTTTTACAACTTCAATTTTAGTTCCAATAGCGAATGAATATTCTCTCTTATTACTTGTAGCCTTTAATCTTTCAGTTCCGTGAGCTTGAATACCCCCAAAGTGTAAAATTAATCTAGCTCCGTAGAAGAAAGCTTCACCACCCTTATGTTTTACAACACCAGCACCCATACTATCAATCCAAATCTTTTGAACCGCAATCATAGTATTTGTGAAAGGTTTTCCTTCTTTTCTTGATGCAGGTATTCTATGATTTACAAGTGACTTAAATGCCGCTTCCAATGCTCCTGCGTTCCACATATTATTTCTATTTTTAGAAGTAACACATTGTTCGCAATCTAAAGTTCCGATTGAATCCCAAGCGAATAATATTTCATATGGTAATTCACCATCAATTTGTTTATCTAATAAATCGTGACAGAAATCAGCAACATCTTCAATTACAGCTTCTTGTCTATTTTTATCTCTTTTCTTACCGTAGTTATCAATTAGATATTCGTTATTTATAAAGATAAAAAATCCATCGTAATTTACAACTTCACCAGTTTCTTTATCAACAATTTCGTCAAATTGTAATCCCATATCTTTAGCATGTTCCCAACTAAAATTGTTTTCAGTATCAATAATAACAGGAAGAATACCTAGTTTTTGAGATGATACGATAGCTTCCATTAAAGATGTGGATTTACCTGTATTAGAAAATCCTCTTGATAATGTGATGTATCCTTTAGGAATACCAGGTAATCCTGTGGCTTCTGTAAATGCTTTAGAGATAGGAATCCAATCCAATTCTTTATCCTTAACATCTTCATTAAAACCATTTTTATTTTTAAAATCTTTTAGTTTTGACAAATCAATTGATTTCTTATCAACAACTTTAGGTCTTACAGTTACCTTTGTTTCTTCTTTTTTTGTTGCTTTACTACCAGCCATTATTCTTATATAATTTTTTTTATTTTATTCTTCTTCTTCATTCACATCATAATCTTCATCACAATCTTCACATTCTTCTGAAGGGATAAACTCTAACCAACTATCTTGGTTTTTGATTTTATCATTCACCGTTTCCATATTATCCAACTCCTCACTTAATGTTGTAACCCAGTCATTTCCATCCCCTGGTGTTGGTTTCATTTCTTGGTAATTTTCTTCAATGTATTCTTGTAATTCATCAGCACTCATACCTTTAGTTTCTTCATACATTTCTGAATCAATTTCAATCGGTTCTTTTGCCACATATGTTGTGTATGATTCACACATATAAACTTTAATTTTTGCCATACTTAATAATAATTATTTTTTGTTATTTTCTAAATAGTAAAAAAAGAAAAAGCCCCTTTCGGAGCTTTTAATTTTTTAATTAAAATGGTTGTTCATCATCCATTACTTCTTCTTCTTCAGATTGGTTTTTTGGTGATGAAACACTTGGAGTTTCTTTCTTCTCATAAGGATTTTCACCTCTCGCTACTTTTGATAAGTAGTCGTAATCTCTCTTACTGAATACATCTTCCCAAGTCATAGTGTCTGATGTCCATTCTGAGATTTGTTCTTCAGTTCCTAATGGTTCTCTATCATCGTGAATGATTGAACTAACTACTGAATTACCTCTATCATCTTTACCTACGTTGATGATTAAATCTCTACCTTCTGTTGCGTGTGAAATATCACCTTTTTCAGAAAATACTGCTATCATTTTGTCAAAAACACCAGCACCTTTGTAATTGTGTGGGAATCTCCAAAACTTAACACCTTCATCTTCTTTACCTCTTTCAATACCTTTTACGATATAAAACTTTTTAGGTTTGTAAGTTTTAGCTAAATCTTTATCCTCTTTTGAACCCGATTTTTCTAATTCAGATGCTACTTCACAAAATGGACAAGGATCTCCAGCATTTTTTTCTGGACAATACAATTTTTTCCATTCTCCGTTGATTTGAACGTTGTGAAACCACACTTCTACAAATGGTGATTGTCCTGGTTCTGTTGGAATAATTCTGAATTTCTTTTTGTCTGTGAGTTTACCTTTTGGTAACATTGTAGTGAAGTACTTAGTTAAATCTACTTCTTTTCTTGGTTTTGCCTTATTGCTTTCGTACTGCTTAAGGATTGCGTCTAATACGCTGTTTTTTGGTTGTGCTTTACCGCTCATAATATATATTGTTTTTAAAAGTTTATTACAACTCTAACGAGTTCGAATTTGTATTATATAAATAGTTAAAAATCCGAAAAAGTAACTACTTAGTTTATGTTTTAATGATAAGATTTTTAATTTAAAAAACAAACTTTTTAGATTTAATTTATTAATGTATTTATTGATATGGATAAAAATATAATAAATGAAGTTAAAAGAATCAAACAACTTATGAATATAAATGAAGTTGTAATTGATGAAGGTTTTAAAGATTTTATTAAAGTCGCTTCTTTATGTGCAATATTAGCTACAGGTGAAATTTCTTGTAAAAAAATTGATACTTCTGATAACTCAACAAACCAAGTAACTAAAATTTCTGATTGGTCTAAAATACCACAAGAAGAAATGAAAAAAATGGGGTTTAAAAGTGTTAATACAATTTCTAATGATACTTTAAAATCCGTTAGAAAATATAACTCAAGACAGCCTTGGACTGGTATATGGAAATTTACTGAAAATGTTAGATTAACAAATAAAGAATTTTTAATAATATCACCAAATAATTTATTAGATAGAAATAATATTATTGGTAGTAAAATATATTGGTGTGCTTGGTCAGATGAAAGACAAGTTTATGATATATTCCCATTAAGATTTGTATCTGGTGAAATTTACTACCCCTCAATTCACGATAATAAACCTTATAAGTTTGGATTAAAAGGATATTCGAAAAGTAAAAATTTAAACGAATATTTTGAAATTACTTTTTATGGTGAAGATTCTTTAGATATAACTAATTGGGCTGCAGGTAAAGCGATAAGAATGGATAAATTACCTTATCCATAATTTATTTTTCACCTATTTATAGGTAACAAAGAATAAATTAAAAAACAAACCAACAAATGAAAAAAATCCTATCGTTTTTGGCATTATTATGCCTATCTGTTATTACGTTCGGGCAAACATGCCCAACACCTAACGGAAACTCAATTATTATTAAACCAAATTACACGGTTTCATCTTCAATAGCCAACCAAACAGATGTAAAACTTTGCTATAATAATACAACCGCAAGTAAAATTACAGCTTTACAATTTAAGATTACTTATGACACAACTGCATTTACAGAGCCATCAGTTAGATTAGTTATCCCTGATAGTTCAGATTCTTATTTACAGTTCTATGTAAATAAAGGTACGATTACTATATCAACAGTATATGACGGTTCAAATCTTAATTATACTTATGCGTCAGGTGAATTATTTAATATAAACTTCAAACATTCAAATCCTAACACATTTCAATACTTAACAGGGATTACTTCATTAGGATTTGATAATTCATACCCAACAATAGCATCAACTAATTTAGGTAAAGATACGACATTAAGTAAATTTAACGGTGGTGGTATATTTGTTAGACCTTCTATCAATTTCGCAGGGACATTTAAAAACGTAACCGGTTCATTCACTAAAAACTTATTAGTTGGTTTATGGAAACAACCTAAATCAGGTGGTAGTTGGACTTTAGTAGATGTTGATACAACAGATAAAGATGGTAAATTCGTATTTAGCCCTATCGTAGATACTACATATTGGACTTGTAAAATAGAAGTTAAAGGTGATACATTATCTTTAGGTAATGTGGTAACAACAGCAGATGCTCAAAAAGTTAATAGATTTGTATTGGGTATTGAAAATCCAAAAGGTTTTGATTTCCATTCATCAGATCCAAATAATTCAGGTAATATATCTATTTCAGACGTATATACAATCTTTAATAGAATTGCAGGTAGATTTAACAAATTTACAACACCTGACGTTAGATTCTTTACAGATGTTCAATATAACACAATTACAACAGATAGTTTAACTAATCATTCATTAGATATTCCAGGAAGTGCTAATTATTCATATACAATCGTAAAAGGTGTTGATTCAATTACAGTTTATGTATTGGCAACAGGTGACGTAAATGAAACAGGTTTCCGTATGGCTAGATTAGTTCCAATTAAAATAACTAATCCATTAAACGCGCCTAATTTCATTATAGATCAAACAACCGATTATTATGCTTCATTAAATGAAATGGAAATTAATTTACCAACATTAAAAATTGAAGAAGGTAATTTAGTTAATATTCCGGTAACAGTTTTAACTAACGGACAAGAATTAGGGGCTGTGCAATTAGCAATGAAATACGATACAGATTTATTAGAGTTTAGAGGTGTAAAAACCCTAAACTCAACAGCTAAATGGATGTCATTTACAAATCCTAACGATGGTGTAGTTGAATGGGGTGGTGTAGATATGAGTGAAAAAAATAAAGTTAAAGACGGTGATGAAGTAGTTGTAATGCAGTTTTACGCTAAAAAACCTAAAGATGATTGGAATGGTTCTCCATTATATGTAACTCGTAAATTCGTAGGTAATTCAACAGCTAAAGATTTAAGTATTAAACCTACTGATGGTAGAGTAGAAGTTCTTAAAACATCTCCAATTATATCAAGGTTAAATGGTAGTTTAAATATATTAGTTTATCCAAATCCTTCAACAGGTATAGTGTCAGTTCAATTTAATATTCCTGATAATAATAATACTATGGTTTATTTTATAGATATGAGCGGACATAAAGTTGCTGAAATAACTAATGGTAAAATGCCAAAAGGTGAATACAGATACACTGCAAATTTAACAGATTTACCAGTTAGTGCTTATACAGCAGTAGTTGAGTGTGATGGTAAAATAATTGGTAGTGCAAAACTAATAAACGGCGTATTTATGTAATAGAATAAACATATAAATATAAGAAATATTATGGCAGAAGAAACAGAAAACACGAACGATGGAACATTTTCAGGTTTAAAGAAAACTATTATTGGTACTCTATCAACAGCAATACTTGGTGCGGGTACTTGGTTAACAACAACATTTTTTAACGGACATTCAGATGATAATGCTGAAACTAAAACAGAACAAGTAGCACCTGCCCCGGCAGCGGCACCTGTTGTAATTAATTTATCAAACAATAACGAACAAAAACAACAAAATAATAGTGGTGGTGGAAATACTACAATTATTAAAGAAAGAGTTATAGAAAAACCAGCACCGGTTAAAGAAGAAAAGAAAAAAGAAGAACCAAAGGAAGAAGCGCCTTGGTAATAAATCTTAAATAACGAAAACCAACAAAGAAATGAAAATCATAAACCAACAAATCATAATCAACTTCATAGTAGCTCTTTTAGGGGCGACTATGATGTTTGGTTGTGGAACAACTAGAACAGAAAAATACACAGCTGATTTTGAAAAGAAACAATCAATACAAGTAGTAAGTGATTACGATGGGAAACCAATTCCTGTTCAAGTTCTTTCAATCGGTATTAGTGATAATGTCCTTACCTCATACCCAATTCTTAAAGAAAAGAACGTAGGGTTAGGTGTTACAAATATTGCCTTAGATTACTTAGAAGGTACAAATAGATTCGAATTTACTGAAGATAAAGAAGAAATCAAACTTAAAATGGTTAAACAATTCCAAGCAAGTGCTAAAGGTTTTACTGAAAACAAATTAGATGGTAAAGGTAAAATTAAACTTGCAAAGTATTTTGTTTATATTGAAGTATATGATTTTTCAGTAGATGAGCAAGAAACCTATACGACAGGTAAAAAGCAATTAGAAGTAACTACAAGATTAGGTCTACAAATTAGGTTTGTTGATGCTGAATCTGGACAAGTTAGAGTAGGTTCCGGTATGGGTGAAGCCACCCAATATGGTCAATCATTTTTGAAGTCTCTTGACATGAAATTCGCACAGTCAACTGTTGGTATTTCGACAAGAAAATCCTTAGAAACAGCTTGTTCTAGGGTAGTATCCAAAATGATTAAAGATGGAATATTTGAAAAATAAGTTCAATGAACTAATTAGTTTTCTTAAATATCTATATGTTGTTTTTATATTATCCTTAACCTTATTTGTGGTAATAGAGGTAAAAACACTATATAGTATAGACGTATTCAGATTTATAGACATCCCAATTGATAATTTTTATTATGATTTGAAAGGAGATATTTGTGGGTCGTCTTAAAAGTTTTTTATTATTATTTTCCTTAATAATTATATCAGGCGTTAAAGCCCAATCTATTTCATACTCTTATGTTGATCCCTGTACTAAAGAAATTAAAAGTATTAATGTATCAGGATTAAATGGGACTTTACCTATCGTAATGAATTATTACGGACAAGTAAAGTCATTTACACCAACAGAACTTCAAAACGGAACTTTTGACGCTTGGGCTAATTCAGTTTATAATGAATACGGAAAAGGAAACCCTTGTGCTCAAATAGGTATTCAAACAATCACAACTAACGTATTAAATGTGACTAATAATGTAGTCAATAATGTGGTTTCATTAGGATCTATGTTAACATCAATAACATCGTCAGGAGTTAATTCTATACCTACCGATGTATCGGCAACAACCGGAACTGGATCTAATACTACCACTTCCACCAATAAACCAGAGGGAGGTTCTAGCGGTAGTAATAGTGGTGGAAATTCAGGTGGTTCTAGTGGTAGTAATGGTGGTGGAAATTCAGGATCATCAGCTTCCGGTGGTAGTTCAGAAAAAAAAGAGGAAAAGAAAGAGGAAGAAAAAAAAGAAGAAGAGGTTAAAGAAGAAGAAAATAAACAAGCATCTAATTCCGCTAAATCAACTAGTAAAGCAACCTCAAAGTCAGATAAACCAGCAATTTTGCTAACAGGTGATTTGGTTGGTATGCAATCCGCTGCTGATAGTAAGCAAGACGCTAAAGCCACAATGTCATATATTAGAATATCAGGAAATAAAAAGACATCGTTAGGTGTATCAGCCGATTTTACAATAAATGCTAATATAGGGAATATAACAGTATTTAGGTCTTGGATGACACAAAAAACAGCTCGTAAGCATATAGATTTAGTTTCTAATAGTGTGTCATTATTACCGAATAGTTTTAGTAATACATTAGTATTTATAAGAATAGATAACGTAAAAAAATTTACTGGGTTATATGGTGCTGGATATATGTATGGAGCGTTAAATAAAGAAACATTAACTTCTTTATTAACTCTTGGTGGTGGAATGTATAGAGGACAACTAACTAAAAAGGTAGATGCTGTATTTATATTAGTAGCGGTATATGTTCCATATATGAAATATTATACCGAAAGTATCTTTCAATCTAAACCATTGATACTTCCATTTATGAATATAAACTATAAATTGACTAAATCATTTAGATTTGGGTTAACGGCTGGAACCACATATTCGGTAAATGAACAACTAATAAATTATCAAGTATTATTCGGAGCTAAATTAACTTTATGAGAAAGATATTATTATTTTTACTACTATTATCGTCAGTTGTTAAAGGTCAAAACTTTTCTCAGACAGGTAGGGTGTTTGGTATAAATAATGTGGGTGTATCTAATATAAGAATACAATTTTGGAAACGAACAACATCAGCCCTTACAGGATTTACATCTCAAACAAACTATAATGGTCATTCTTATTATCGTTCAACAACAACTAATACTTGGTTAGGTTCTAAATCTACTTGTGAAAGTATGGGAGGACATTTAGTTACAATGTCTAATGCTGCTGAAAATACATTTGTGTTTGGAACATGGCCTTCAGGGTGGTTTGGGTATTATCAAGACAAAACAAGTGGATATTTCTTTTCAGAACCTTTAGGGGGGTTTAGATGGACTGAATTACCGGTTACGACAAGTTTAGTCGCTAATTATGATATTGCTGATACTAACTCATATAAAACAACATCACCTACGTTAGTTAAAAATACAATTAAAGGAACTAACGCTACCTTATATAATACCCCAACATATACTGCAACATCAGGTAAGTATATTTCATTTAATGGAACGAATCAATATATGATGACTGAAAATCTTGGAAGTTATTTTAATTCAGGGGTTGTTAGTTTAATGTTATGGTGTTATCCAACAGATGCTGGTGTATTAATATCAGAACAAGGTTCTCCGATAGTTGATGCTAATTGGTATGATTCTCAAATAGAAATAACAAATGTATCAGGTTCAACAGGAACATTAAGATGTGGAACTTGGAGTGGAAGTGGATTACGAAGTGTAAGTACAACAATAACATTAAATCAATGGAATTATATATGTTTAACACATTCAGGAACTCAATTAAAAGGATATTTAAATGGAACTAATTTTGCGTCATTATCTTATGTAAGAGAGTATCCTTCTCAATTATATTATACATTCGCGTCTAAATGTAATACAAATATGGGTGATGGAACATTTGCTAACGCTAGATTAGGTTCATTTCAAGTATCTAATACAGTTTGGACAGACGATGAAGTGAATAGAAGTTATATGTTTAATGCTTATAGATTTGGTATTTACCCTTATTCTAATTGGAATGGTGGTGAGCCTAATAATTCAGGAACAGAAGATTATGCTCAGTTTGTGAGTGGTGGTAGATGGAATGACTTACCAAACTCAGCGATGCTTAACTATGTATTGGAATTTGATTATATAACATCAAATGGGACATGGGTTTTAGATACAACAGTATTAACGAATACAAGTGGGGATTATTCAATTTTAAGATCATCTAACCCTTCTATTGAGTGGAGAATAATATTAGATACATTATCTATACCAGCACCACAAAGAACTAATGCTTTAGATAATAACAACCTTATATTTAATAAAAGAACTATTAACGGAGCTGATTATTTTAGGTATGATTTAAATACTGATAATAATTTTTCAGTTTCAGATATTTATTTACAAATAAAAAAACGTAGAGGATTGATTTGGACTATACCAAATTATAGAATATATACACAAACGGAACATTCTACAATTAGGTTATCAGTAACGGATTTGAGATTAACATATCCGGGAGTTCAAACAACTACGTCATCACCACTAACAAATGGTGGTGTGACTAATTTTTATATAATAAGAACAGGCTATGACAATTAAAAGTTTATTATTTGGGTTATTATTCCTTCCATTGTTTTCATTTGGACAATGTGTAAAAGTTGATTCAGTTTATAATAAAACTGAAATGAAATCTATTGAGAATAGATCCGTATTATTTGGTATTAAACAAATTACGGAGGATCTTTTACAAGATAAAGGTTTTGATATTTGTCAAGACGGATCACCAATATATGTTGAAATAACCTATATTGGATTACCCGAAAATACATTTAGAATTGCTGGATTTGCCTTACAAAATAAAATTACGGAAATTAAAGTTAAAGTAATAAACGGAATTAGAATAATGGAAGGAACTGGAACTTATAAAACATCTACAAATGCTATGATGCTTGAAATAAATGAAGAAGTTCCATTTAAACAAACAGTATTATCTAATGCTATTAAATTGGCTTTGATAAACGCTTTGAAGTAATTACTTTTTATACTTATTATCCAATCTATCAATTACTTCTTCAATTACACCTTTATTATCAATTACGCCATCAATAGCCATATTGATAATGTCTCTTTTCTTATCTAATACTTCATACACAATAGTATCAATTGTATCATCAAATAGTGGGAAATAACAAATAACGTCTTTAGTTTGTCCAATACGGAAAGCCCTATCTAATGATTGATCCACATTTGCAGGTGTCCAATTTAAATCATTCACAATAACAACTTCAGCAGCAGTTAAAGTTAAACCAACACCAGCCGCAACGGTATTACCAATAAACAATCTAACATTTGGATTATTTTGAAAATCCTCAACAGCCTTTTGTCTATCCTTTTGACTTGTTTCACCATTAATAACAACACAAATATCTTTATATTCTTCTCTTAATGTATTAACAACTGAAGTATAATCGGTAAATACAATTACTTTTTTATCCGATTCTAATGAATTATTGATAAGTTCTTTGGTATGCTTTAATTTATTTTCAGCAACCCATCTTCTTAAAACAGATAATTCAACAAGTTTTTTAGCGTATGAAACATTCTTACCTTGTTCTTCCCTCATTTGAATATATCTTTCAACAGATGAATCATAATCAATTTTATCATCATCATCTAATTGTAAGTATATAGGTGAAATAATTTTATCAGGTAAATCTAATACATCTTCTTTTCTTCTTCTAATTGAAACAGGTTTAATTCTTCTATTTAATTCTTCTAAATTTGAAGCACCATCAGCTTTAATAATTCTTCTACCTTTAATCATCATAGTTTTAGCATTACAATAACTATATAGGAATGAATTATAATTGGTTGATAGTGGATGTTCTACCATAGATAATAATGAAAACAAATCCACAGGTTTATTTGTGATTGGTGTTCCTGTTAAAAACCACCTTTTTTTAATTGTTTTAGCTATTTTTTTAACGTGTTTTGTTCTATTTGAACTTGATGATTTTAAATAATGTGCCTCATCACAAATAATCAAATCAAACTTTTCATTTAATATATGGTTATTAACAGCAACCTCATCGTATTCTTGGAACTTGAACTTAGGTTTTTTCCCTTTTTTAGGTTTTTCAATTGTATTAAACTTATCTAAGATATCATAATTTATAATTGTCCATTTATTAGGTTTCCATTCTCTTTGAATAATTGATACATTATCAGAATCATCATATATAGATATTTCTTTTTTCCAATTTAATTTAAGCGATGCTGGACATATAACCAATATTTTTTTAGCGTCAGATTCCAAAGCAGCGATAATTGATGAGGCTGTTTTACCTAGACCTGGAGTATCTAATAATAAGAACTTATCATTTTGTAATAATTTAATAATTGCCTCTTCTTGATGTTTCATAGGAAACCTTGAAGAGTATCTATCCCATTCTACATTTACTTCAGGTATAACCCTAAATAAATCTTCATTTAGTTGAGCTTTTGGTAGCCAAATAAGTTCAGAATCCCTATTTTTAAGTAATTTAACTTGAGCATGATATACCTTTTCTTGTTCCCCAACAATCTTTTCAATTAGGATTTTATCTATTTGAGTTGTAATATTAAATTGTCTCATTAAAGAGTTCCTAAAGAAATTAGTTAAATCCAAAAACTTATTTACTTCTTTTACTTGAAAAGTATGGTTATTTATAATATAATTTGCTTGATTTTCAGTTATAGGTAAGAATGATTTCTTTTCTCTTGTTCTTTTTAATTCCAAGATATAAGGGTTATCACCTACATAACTTTTTAATATATCAAGAGCTTTAACTTTTGAAATTTCATTTAATTCTATCATCTATAACAATATAATATTTTTCAATAAAAAATAAATAAATGTTTATTTTATGCTTTATATATTTATATTGACCAGGACCTTAATAATTAATAATATATATATAATAACTAGAACCTAGATCATAATAGCTTTATATAATAACTAGAACCTAGACCAGCTATATATAAAATATATTATAGATCTATTTATATATATGGCAAAGCAAAAATTAGAAATAAATGATGAGAGTTTAACCTCATTACTTCAAGAAGCATATAATGAAACCATAGACCAAAGAAATAAGGCTTTAGGATTACTCAACAAGTATTTAAAAAATGTTGAAGAGAATAGTGATATAGCTATGGTTGGTAAAATCAATAACGAATTATTGAAAGTAATAGATTCTTCAATTGGTAAAAAAATTGAATTAGCTAAACTAATGGCTGATATTATGAATAAGAAAGGTAGTATTAAAAATGATGATACTTCAACTAAACAAATATCAAAAGAACAAAAAGCCGAAATGCGTAAATTGGTTAAAGAAATAAAAGAAGGTAAAATAAATATAACCGATTAATGGCTAATACCGGACAGGCAGATAAAAAACTTATTTTAGATAGAGTTCAGAACTTTTTAATTACAATTGAGCAATTAAAAAAGGAAAAACTTGTATTACAATTAACTAACTATTCATTACCCTCGTTAAGAATACCTAAAGATGATCCTTTTGATTTCCTTATGGACTTACTTGGAACAATGAAAGGTAAGAAACAAGCTGTCCAAGATGTATTAAACGCTGTTTTAGGTGATATAGATTCAATTAATACAAATCTTAAAGAGGGGTTAAAAAAAGTTATTTTAAAATCTTTCTTCTGTAATAATGATTTTGTTATAAAACCAGAATATACTAATGGAACAATTGGTTACGATATTGATTTTTCTGTATCTAGTATAGACTATTTCTTTTTATTAAAAACAAGTCCATTAGATGATGTTAGTGGTGCATATGAAGTAGATAATGGATTAAATAGATTTATATATGATACATTAAATGGAAGTGCTAGTTCAACATCTTGGCAAGATTTACTAACAAATATAAGTTTTAATCAATCAACACAATCTTTAAGTTTTAGAATAAATCCTAAATACGCGAATCAACCTGTAAGTGTATTTGTGAATGATTATGTAGATTCACTTACTATTATTGATAATGAGTTTTTCAAATCTTTATTTAGTATGTCTCAAAAACCAAATAAAGAATTACAGAAAAGATTACAATTTTTAAATAGATTGATTAATGATGTAAGAAATGCTTGTGCTCCGACATTGAATGATGTGGGTAAAAATAAGACAGAAAAAGACGCTATATTAGTAGATTTATTAAATAATAAAGGAAAACCTTTAAGTCAAATATTAGCTGAAAGAATTGCTAAATACAATGAATATGATACTATATCTGATGATTTTACAAATAAAATAAATCAAATCCTTTGTCAGCCTATACAAACACCAATAACAAATGAAACTGTGTTGGATGCTTATAGTCAGATAAACGATGAAATAAACCAATTAAATAGCGTATTAAATAGCATTGATAGTGTATTAAATAATTCATATCAAAATAATGCTAATGGGGTTGGTGGAAATCCAATAAATGAAAGTCCTGGTTCTTTACCTACATTAAATATAAATTTTAGATTAAACATAATTCAACAAATACCTAATAATATGAGTAGATTATTATTATCACCAAAAGTAATAATGCTATTTGCTATATTAACTGAATTAGGTGGTGGTGATTGGAACGAAGGTTTTGAAAGCTTTTTACAGACATACACAAAATCTTTATTTGATATGATTAAAAGTATTATAACTCAAATATATAGTAAGATATATAATTTAGTTGCTGATAATATATGGTTGATAATACAAGGTTTAATACTACAAATTGTGGGTGAAAAAACAAAGGCTAGATTAGCCATAATATTATCCCTATTAGCTTTATTTGATAAATTAAATGGTATTTTAACTAATGTTGATTTCGGTAATTGTAGGTCAATATTGGATGCCTTATTAAAATTAACATCACTATCTAGTGTATTATAAATAGATTTTCTTTTTACATTTTTTTTATTACCCTTGTATATATGGAAAACAAGGAATATGAACACGTAAATCACCCAAACCATTACAATACTTTTAGTAAAGAAGTTATTGATATGATGGTAGATATTTGGGGTGTTGAAAAAACAATTGCTTTTTGTGAGATGAACGCTTTTAAGTATAAAATGCGTATGGGTGATAAACCAAATCAACCATTGGAACAAGATGCTAAAAAAGCTGCTTGGTATCTTAATAAAGCGAAAGAACTAAAAAGTAAGTTAGATACTTATGGTGTAATAGAAACAATCACGGAGGTAATATATAAATGATAGAATTTGCAAGAACAAATAAGGATGTTATTAAAACCGTATCGGATGAACAGTCAGTTATTATTGATAGCATATTAAAACTTTATATTCCATCTAGACAAATAGATGTGGATCCGACATATTCTAAAGGTAATTTCTATAAGAAAACAATTATACCGGAACCAAAACATAAGTTTGATTTATACCCACAAACTGAAGATACAATTCAAGCATCTGCGGATAAACTACCACTACCTGATAATTCAGTAAATAGTATTATGTTCGATCCACCATTTATCGTTGGGACACCTAATACTTCTAAAGGTAAGGTGGGTTCAAATATAATATCAAGCAGGTTTGGTTCATTTAAAAACATTGAAGAATTGTGGAAATTCTATGATGCTGCAATAGGGGAGTTTTCAAGAATTATAAATGATAATGGTGTTTTAATCGTAAAATGTCAAGATACTATTAGTTCATCAAAACAATATTTGTCACACATTGAAGTAATCAACTATGGTATAAGACACGGATTTTATTGTAAGGATTTGTTTATTCAAACAACTAAAAATAGAATATTATCAGGTAAACATAAAGTTCAAATGCATGCGAGAAAATATCATTGTTATTGGGTTGTTTTTACAAAGGAAAAGAGTAAGGTAAAATATAATAATACGTGGAATGAGAGAACTAATTAAAATTAAAAAAACTGAGGATATGACAATACCTCATTTAATTAATGTCATTAATTTCCAACTAATAAATGGGGAGTTTAAAAAGGGGTTAATTAAAGAACATTGGATTGAATTGTTGAGAAGAATAGATAAAATCTCTTGGGATGAAAGGTTGATTGAAATGTACAATCCAGAGTTTTATAACAAATATATAAAAACAGGTGAATTACAAAAAAGATTTGAACATAAAAATGGAGTCCCTTTGGATTGGGAATTAGAAGATGGGTTTGGAAATAAATAAAATACATAAAGGATTAACGGAAGAGTTGATTAAACAGATGGATGATAAGTCAATTAATCTTATTGTCACGTCACCTGATTATGCTAATACGGTAAATTATGGTAAGAAAGTTAAATTATATAATGAGAATACTTTCGCTGATTGGTTTATACCGGTTATTAAAGATTTTTATGATAAGTTAGCCGATGATGGTTCATTTATTATGAATATAAATGATAAGGTATCTAATGGTGAGAGAAGTATTTATGTTATGGATTTGGTTTGTCGTATTGTTAGAGAAACAGATTTCAAGTTATACGATAGATATATTTGGGGTAAGAAAGCCGCTTTACCGACTGGTGGTAATAAAAGATTAAATGATAGAATTGAATATATCTTTCATTTTGTAAAATCACCAAAAGATTTTTATTGTGATACAAACGCTATTAGAGAACCATATGCGGAAGCTTCCGTTAAACGATTTGACTATAAAGTAATGGCGAATGATGTTATTGATGAAAATGGTTTAACTGATAACACAAAAAAGAAAAAGGTGAATGTAAATCCTTTGGGTAAAGTTCCCGGAACATTATTTCAATTCAATACAGCTGCGACTGTAAGAGATGAAAGTTCAGGAAGGCATCCAGCACCATTTAATCCTGAATTACCTGAATTTTTTGTTAAATGGCTTACAAGGGAAGGTGATTTAGTTTTAGATCCTTTTAATGGAGTTGCTTCAAGTGGAGTTGCGTCTTACAATAATAATAGAAACTATATTGGTTTTGATATGAATGAATTATATATTGATATCAGTAAAGAAAGATTAAATAAATATAATAAATTAATAGTATGAAAAAATTGTTTATTTGGACAAAATTTGGATGTCCGGACTGTATTGAAATGAAAGGTATGTTAGATAACGATAATATTCCTTATGAAGCTTTAGAAAGTGAATTGTATCAGGGTTGGGATGTTGCTGTTGAAGAAACAGGTGTTAATTGGGTACCACAAGCTGAATTTGAATACCCTGATGGTAGTATTGTAAGGGTTTGGAACGCTGAAACATTGGATGAATTATTCCAAAAAATAAAAGATGAATGGAATAAATAATAAAATAATTACAAATAAATATAATATATTACATATTTACAAATATAAATTGTATCTTATATATACAATATAATTCTTTGTTGGTTTTAGAATTAACCCACTTATCCGTAAAAAGATGTAGTGGGTTTTTTTATTTTTATAATTGTATCTATTTATATGTATGAGTAAAATTTTAATTGAAGAAATCAATAGAAATAGAAAAGTGATGGGGGTTCAACCTCTAACGGAATCACAAGAAATAGATTTAATATTAGAAGATATTAACAAAGAAGTATTAAATGAAGGTTGGTGGGAAACAACTAAATACACATTATCAAAATTAGGTAGATATAAGGCTAATGGTAAAATCTTGGGTAAAACACAAGAAACAGCTAAATCTGAAAGTAAGGTTAGGGATTTACTAATGAAAAAAGGTAATGAAATAATCCAACAATTAGATAAAGACATTCGTGGTATAGATCCTGAATTCCCAAATAACAAATCAAGGGTATCGTTTTTAAGGTGTATAATATTAGTTTCACAAGCTTATGATTCTATTGTAGCGGCAACTAAATTACCCCCAACAGATACTAAGTTTTTACCTATTGACGCAGCTAATCTTATTATTACTGATTTAAGAGAATACGTTAAAAAGTTTTTAGATACTGATTTAAGTGCGGCTTTTAGTATAATGGATAGTGAAATTATTGATGGTAATTTAATAACTGAAGATGAATTATTAGATGAGGCTGAACCAAGAAGTACTAGATTATCACAAGCGGGTAAAACAGGTGAATTCGGTTCAACTAGAATAGATACACTTAAATCAAATAAATTACCTTTATTATTATCAGGACTTGGTGTTAGTTTAGGTGGTTTAAGTTGGTTAATGGATTCAGTTTGGGGACAAAGATTCATTGAAGTTCCAACAGAAGAAGAAAAAGTTAAATATTTAAAAAATACTATTGGGACAATACAACCAGGTCAAGGTTTAACTCAATGGTTAAATATGTTTGAAGGTGCTGGATTAAATCCAAATTCAACCCCACAACAATTTTTAGATGCCGTTACAAAAGTTGGTAATGGTGATTTAGATAAAGGTATTGGGGCTTTAACGGAGCAAGGTGGTATATTTAGAAACCCTGATGCCGCTAAACAAGTTTTAGAACAAATTAAAAGTAATCCTGATAGTTATAAAAATTTAGGTGAAATGTTCAAAGGAAATTGGGCTGGGACAGGTAGATCTATTGGAGATACTTTAGTAACGGTTCCAGGTGCTTCGGTTGTGGAAACAATTGCAAAAAAAGTCACTGTACCGGTATTAAAGAAAGTATTAGTTAAAACTGCGGCTGGTTCAGCATCTCCAATTGTAGGTGCTTTAGGTATTGGTTTGATGGCGGCGGGTATTCTTGTAAAGGGTATGAGAATTAAAGGACAGAAACAATCAAGAGCTAAAACATTAAATGATTTATACCAATCATTAATTAATTTAAAACCAACAGAACAAAATCCATCATCAGGTATTATTGAAACAACTGGTGAAGGTGATGTGACAGGTGGTTATCAACCCAAATTAGGTGACGCAACAGGTGTGAATATTGAATGTGTTAAAAACTTAATTAAAGCGACAATTCAGTTAAATGAAATGATTAATAGGGGTGTTGTTAAAATACCTACTAAACAAACAAATACATCACCACAAACAAATAAACCACAACCAACAAATAAACCACAACCAACACAACAAAAACAAGGTAGATTCCCCGGTTCTAAACCTTTAACCCAATCACAATTAAAATCTAGTATTGATTCAGTTGTTCATAATATACTTAGAGAGTTTATTGAATTACAAGAAGCGGGCGCTGCTTGGAATACGGCAAATGCTGCTAACGTAACTCAAACAAACGCACCTAAAGGTGGGGCTTTACAAGTTGGAGAAACAGATGCTGTGAATAGTTGGAATAAAGTAGTTAAAGCATTTAAACAAGCCAATGTATCTACATTAGTTAAACCTATGGAATCGTTAGTAAATACTTCAATTTCACAAGGTAAAGATACATTTATGGCGGCTCAAGAGGATATGATGCAAATAGGTAATTTAATTATTCAGAATAGAGCGACTATCGGTAAAGTAATTCCATTTGAACAATTAGTAAAAGAAGCTGAAGATCCTAAAATAACTAGAAGTAGAAATGCTCAAGCAATAGCTAAAGCGATATCATTAGTAAGTAGAATTATTATGGCGTATAAAGAAGATATTGGTTTAACAGGTGCTTATGGTAGTGTTAAAGCACCTATGAATTTATTTATTCAAGCTTATGATTGTGTAGTTAAAGGTGGTGGTAAATCAGGAGGGCAAACAACTCAAGGTAGAAATCAACCATCACAAGGAGGAAATAATCAAGTGAATCGACAAGGTGATGATAATCAACCTGGACAGGGTGAAACAACACAATCCGGAAATCAGGAAACTGCGTCTCAAAAACCTACCGGTATTGGATTCAATAAAAATGTTAGTGGTTCTATTAGACCTAATTACTTTAGATAAAAAAATATATTTTAAAATTATGAAAATTAAAATAACGGAAGAACAATATAACACTTTATTAAATGAAGGTTTTTTTGATAGGTTAGGTGCTAAAGTATCTGCCGGAACTAAACAAATTAAAGGTGTTGGATCAAATATTAAAAATATTGTGACAGGTGATGGTAAAATAACAAGTTATCAAGGGATAAAGAATTTAGGTGATGAAACTAAATTAAAAAGTATTGGGGGGAGTGTAGATAACAAAATTAAAAACTCTATAAACGATTTATATAACTTATACCCAACACCTAAAATAGAGGTGATTGATTATCTACATTTTTTAAATGATTTTTTAACTCAAAACGATTATTTTTTATCTTTAAAATTGAAAGGAAATACGTTAAATTATACAGGTAAAAATGAAAAATCCTCAAGTAAAGAAATTGTTAAACTAAAAAATAAGGGATTAGAGATAAATAAAAATATTGAAAATTCAATAAAGGATTTAGAAAGGTTATTTTCATCTGCCGGAAGAAATAAAAAAAATAGTTTGGTGGAAAAGGCGTATAAATATATGTATTTCTTAAAAGAATTTTTAGGTGTAAATGAAAAAATGTTAGGGATAAATGAAAGTAGTTTTTCTAAAGATACTAATTTATTTTTTAAGAAAAAAACAAATCAACCGCAACCAAATCAAGGAGTTCAAACTAAACAAACACCTAATCAAACTCAACCAACTCAAGGAGTTCAAACTAATTATCCTAATAGAAGTGAAGAGTTAAGACAAAAAATGCAATCTAGATTAAACCCTAATCCTTATTATGGTAAATAAGTAAATATTTACAAAAAGTAAAATTTTCATATATATAGTGTATGGAATTAGATATAAAAAATTTAGATCAGTTAAAAGCTATTGGTGCCGCTCAAGAGAGTAATGAACCATATGACGTTATACCCTTACCAAGCGAAGGTTTATTTTACGCAAATAAAAAATCATCTGTTAAAGTATCATATTTAACCGCGGCTGATGAAAACATATTATTATCGCCAAATTTACTTAAATCAGGTAAAGCGTTAGACGTTTTATTAGAAAGAAAAATAATGGATAAGGATATTAAACACAATGAATTATTACCTGGTGATAGGGATGCTATTTATATTTTTTTAAGAACAAGTGGTTATGGTAATATATACCCTGTTAAATTGATTGACCCTAAAACAGGTAACGAATTTGAATATGAGGTTGATTTAACTAATATAAAATACAAAGAATTGGTTGAACCTGATAATAATAGTGAATACACTATGAAATTACCCCTATCAAAATCCACCATTAAATTTAGATTATTAACAACTAAAGATATTGAATCAATTGATGAGGAGATTGAAAAGAAAAAGAAAATGATGAAATTTTATGTTGATGAAACATCAACAAAAAAATTAGAAAGAATGATAATGGAAATTGATGGTGATAGAGATAAAGGTAGAATTGCTCAATTTATATTAAATATGAGAATTGGTGATAGTTCCGCTATTAGAAAAGAATATAATAGGGTAGAACCTGGGTTAGATTTAGGCTTGGAGGTTGAGGCTCCAAGCGGAGAATTTTTTCGTACTTCAGTCCCAATCAGTCTTTCTTTCTTCTGGCCTGATTTTGAATAGTGAAGAAAACTTATATGATGAATTTGATTTTTTATCTCATCATAGAAATATAACTTGGAATGATTTTCTATCTATGCCTGTTAAAACAAAAAGATATTTAATTGGTAGGGTTATGAAACAATTTGAAGATATGGAAAACCACAATAAATAATTGTGGTTTTTTTATTTAACAATATTTATATATATGAAACTTATAGATTTATTTAATGAAATATTAAAAGAAGCGGATGATTTTAAAATTACTAGAGATGGTGGTGGTAGAGTTGCTTCTAAAATTGCTAATATTGGTAAGCAATTAACTCCAGGATTTATTAGATCACCTAAAGAGTATAAAGGTATTGGTGGGGCTAGATTAGCTAATAAAAATGTTGATGCTGCTGCAGATTCAATAGGTTTCAAAATCCCTAGATCGAAAGAAACTCGTGATGAAGATGGTGGGACGGTTAAAGGTGATAAAATAACTATATCTTTTAGCACTAGAAATACTTATAGCGGTTTTCAATATCTTAAAGTTAGTGTGGGTGATTATCAAAAAATAAAAGAAATATTTAATAAAGGTAAGGTTATAATGAAATCGGATATTGGTAAGCCTGATTTATTTTACGTTAATTTTTATCCGACAAATAATAAATACTTAGTTAGTTTTAATGATATATTTTATAATAAAAAATCACCAACTTCAGGGGTTATATACACACCTAATACTTATGATATGGGATATCTAACTACGTTGGATTTAAATGATATTGTGGATAAAAATAGATATAAGAAATTTCAATTTCCATTGGTTGTAATAAATAAACCTTAATAGTTAAAAAGTTATGGCGACAGGTGGAGATCCTAAAGAAAGTTTAAATATATATAGGGAAATTAATGATTTAGTTACCCAAATCAATGCTAATATTGAAAGAACTAACTCATTTCAAAACGCTAGTACTGAAGAGATTGAAAAACAAAAAGAGTTATTAGATAGATTAAATGATTTAAAAAGAATTGAAAATGAGTTATTAGATGAGGAATACAAATTAAGGGGTAAGACAAGAAAACTAACATTTGATGGGTTAAAAGAAAATATAAAGGCGGGTGAGGCTTATCGTAAAATGCAAAAAGAAAACGATAACCTATATCGTTCAATAAGAGATTTACAGAAACAAGCAAAAAAAGCATCAGACGAAGAAAAAGAAACATTAGAAAAAATAATTAAATTAAAACAAAAAGAATATGCTGAAAATCAAGCGGCTGCTGATAGTGTTGGTAGGTCCGTAATTGGTGGTAAGGCAATGGCTGGACTTATAGGTAGAATGGTTCCGGTTGCCGGCGTACTTGGTAGTATATTTTCTGAAATTAAAGACTTCTTCATTAATTATTACGATAAGTTAGATAAAGCGGCTAGAGCATTGTCCGTTGATGTTGGTATGACATCAGAACAGATGATGAATTTAAGACATCAAGCCGCATTAACTGCTGTTCATACACAAGCAATGGGTGTTCATATTGCTGATATGTTGGCGGGTCAGAAAGCTTATAACGATGCTTTAGGTAGGGGTGTTGTATTATCTAGCAAGATGATGGGTGATATGACTGAAATTGCACTTGGAACTGACTTAGGTGCTGATGGTGCGGGTAGAATGGCAGCTTCTTTTGAGGCCTTTGGTTATAATATGACCGATGTTAAAGATTTAGTTGAAACAACTTTCATCACCAATCAAAAACTTGGGTTAAACTCATCTAAAGTATTAAAAAATATTGAAGGTAGTTTAAAAACAGCTCAAAAATATAGTTTCAAGGATGGGGCTAAAAACTTAGCTCAAATGGCTCAAACCGCAACGTCAGTTAAAATGAGTATGGAATCTGTATTTGGTTTATCTGAAAAATTATTTGAGTTGGAAGGTGCTGTTGAATTGTCTGCACAATTACAAGTGTTAGGTGGTAGTTTCGCCGCTTTAGGTGATCCAATGCAGTTGATATATCAGGCAAGAAATGATATGGAAGGATTACAAAAATCCTTAATTGAAGCAACTAAAGGTGTTGCTATGTTTGATAAAGCGTCAGGTGAATTTAAAATACCCGCCGCAGAATTACATAGGCTGAGAAAAGTTGCTGAAGCGACAGGTATATCTATTGATGAAATGACTGAAAGTGCTTTAGCACTAGCAAGACAAGAAAAGGCTTTAAGTCAAGTGAAAAATTTATTTGAATTTGATAAGACTCAACAGGAATCAATAAAAAATTTAGCTCAATTAAATAAAGGGACTGGAAAGTTTGAGATTTTAGTTGGGGACAATATGGAATTATTGGAAAATTTAAGTCCTGGTAGTTTAAAGAAAGCTATTGGTGAGCAAAATAGATTGGCGGACGCCGCAACTCAAAGATTAACATTCTTTGATAAGATGAAAAATTTATTTGAAATTTTAAAGGCTGGGTTTGCACCAATAATGGATAAACTTATCGCTGTTTTAGATAGAACTAATTTTGCCGAAAATTTAACTAAGGCGATGGAAAGTGTTGGAAATGTGATTGGTAATATGATTGAAGGTGGTGGGCTTGATAATTTCCTAAAAAGTTTAATTGATGGTGTTAAAACTTTAGGTGATTTTATAGCCGGTGCTTTTAGCCCTACTAGGAACAAAACTTTAGGTGATGTATTGAGTAGTTTAGCTGATGTAATAGCCGGTGTTTTTACGGTTGCATATAATAAAGTGGCTACAAAAAGTTGGCTTTTACCTGATTTAGATCAGGGTGAAACTACTATTGCAGAATATGCTAAAATAAATAATATAAAAATACCTGGTTATGCTAATGGCGGGGTTGTTCAAGGACCACCTGGTGTGGATAATGTTTTAGCTAGATTGACACCAGGTGAATTAGTTGTACCTAAAAATAAAGTAGCTAATGGTTTAAATGCTAACGTAAATATTAGTGGTACGTTAAAATTAGATTTAGGGATGGGTGTTACTGCTGATATGAGAAATGATTTGGCTAGTAGTCCTGATTTTAGATACGCTGTTTTACAATTAGTTTCAAATAATATGACTGAATTAATGAATGGTACTGTATAAAAATTAAAAATCATTTATTTATTGTAAATGAGTAACTCTAATATCAAATTAACAGACGAAGCGAAAATACAAATTGCCAAATTATTAGGTTTTGATATATCACCTGATAAAATGGATGATTATCATCAAATACTTGATGACGCTATTAGAAAAACTGCGTTATTAAATATAAATAATGTTAAGAATCTTGTCCCTACTGGATTGGAAAATCCTGTTGGCGATCCTTTAATTGAGACACAAATACAAACGCAAAAAAACGAAGTAACCAAAAATATCCAACCAAATGACTTGGTTGCTTATCACGGAAGAAATGTTATTGACAATTTATTTGATATAGTTGAAGATTTACCTACAAGAAATAACGTAAATCAAATTAAAACAACTTTAATTGATGATAACGCTATTACAGACCCTCAACTTAGAGGGGATATAAAAAATCAAAAAAACCAAATACTTAAAAACTTATCTGAAGCCGATGCGTTACAATACCTTAATTCAGGGTCAAGACAATATAACGCATTATTTGATGACTTACAAACTGATGGTGCGGTTGCAAATGTTTTAAGAAACGTAATTAATTCTAAGTTGGATGATTTTATTGAGCCAACAAAGACTTATTTATTAACTAAAAACTTAGAAATACCTGAGTTTATTAATAGATATGGTGCTGGATTATTCCAAAATATTTTAATAAAGGATTTATCAAATGCCGATACCGGTAGTATAGATTTTTTTATTGATTATGTGACACAAGTTCAAATAGGTAGAGCGTCATTTTTAGGTAATTTAATGGTGAATAATACCCCAGGTGTTGATTCAATAACAAACAATCAAATTGAATTAACGAATAAAGGTAAAGATGCTAATAAATATATAAAATACACAACAAAAGATGTTGGTAAAGATGTTGATTTAGAAAAAATAAGACAAGTTCCTGATACGACAGGTAGTGATGAATACCCTGTTGATGGTTATTTTGTAATCGGAGAACAAGGAAATTATAATTATTCAGAACAAATAAACAAGTTTTCAAGCGTAGAAAGAACTCAGGTTGATATTCAAAACGATATTCAATTACCTAATGAAAGAACACTTGATGGTTATTTAATAAATCTTGGTGAGCCAACTAATTCTGCTGGCGAATCTTTAACACCTTTTATTGGGCAAACACAATTCACTAAAAACGATTTAAGTTATGGTTTCAATGCTAATGGTAAATCAGAATTACCTGCGACATTTAATTTAATAACTGATTTAGCTTCGGATGGATTACCATTATCTGTTCAAGGAGATTCTGAATTAGGTAAAGGTGGTTATATATTCTTAAAACAAACAATATTAAATAGGATTGATAGGGCTCAAACAAAAGAACTTGAGGGTAGGTATGGTAACGTAACTGACGCTATGAACGATCCTTTGGGTGCTGGTGTGGCGTTATTAAAAGGACAAGCGCCGCCATTTACTTTAAGTTATGATATTACAACATTACCGGGGTTTTTAACTACTTTTGATGTGGTTAGAAGATTATCAGGTATCGATCCGGGTATAAGTCCAATACCTGAAGAAAGTATTGGTAAAAGTGTTGTTAATACGATTAAAAACGGTATAAATACCTTATTTGGTAGAAATATATTTGGTGGTGATATAACAGAATGTGATACTAATAATGAAGAATTAGTTCCACCGCATATCCCAAGAAATAAAACATTATTGAGATATACGAGCACAGGACAATTATTT